GCGACGCCATGCTGACCATGCAGACACAGCTACTCGCCAACGGGTACGGAGTTGAGTGGGGCAACCAGCTCACGGCGGGCAAGCGCAGCGACACGACCGCGACCAACGGCACTTCGTATGACTTCCTGGCATCGACTTCGTTCGGCTGGCAAGCCTATCTGCAGGTCTTCAGCTTCACCGGGACCTCTTGCACGGTCACGCTGGAGGACAGCGCGAACAACTCCGCTTTCGCGTCGTTCACCGGGTCGGCCTTCGTCGCCGCTACGGCCATCGGGACACAGCGCATCGCTTCGGCCACCCCCACGGCCACGGTGCGTCAGTACGTCCGGGCCGTCACCAGCGGGACCTTCAGCCAATGCACGTTCGCCGTGGTGTTCGTGAAGAACGAAGGAACGGTGACCTTCTGATGTTCGAGATCACGTATCCGATCGTGGCCACCTACACCTTGGAAGAGACGAAGGCCGAGACCACTCGTACCGTTTTGGCCTGGGATGAATCCGGCCAGCCCTATGTTCTGGGTGAAAAGTCTCTGGTCCTGGCTTCTTCCTTCCTGGGCTTCACGGGCGTACGTCTCGCGGCCGACATCCCGAAGGACGACCGCCCGAGACCCGTGCCAGTCGTCACCCAGCCGAAGCGGCCCCGGATCGAGGAGAAGCCGTCATGAACCGACTCACGCCTAACATGAGGCCAGCTGATTACAAGACGTACCGGATCAGCCTGCCGACGGCCACGCATTGGGTAGAGGTCAGCTGCGAGGATGCCGAGTGCCCGCACTACGCCAGCGGATGGAAGACCCTGGTGGACGAGCGGACTGAACTCGGAGCGAAGCAAGCCCACTACATCCGGCGGGACTCCGGCCGGAGCTTCACAGAAGAGCGGACTCCGATCGGGGGCACGGCCTTCGTTTTCCGGCCCGGTCAGCCATGTTTCACCAAGCACAGGGTGCGCGGTGAGCGGCCGGAGATCTTCCTAGTCCACGGCGGGGACTACAGGGGTAACCCTCTGAGAACTCCGACCCTGGTTCACAAACGCGCCCAGGACTGGGTGGAGGATTTCGCCCTCCACCAGGACCGGGTGAAGACAATTCTGGAAAGGGGATAAGGCCATGGCGAAGACCACGGGCATGTCACAGACTGCCCTCTCCGTGGACGACAGTGCCGGTTCGGCGAAGGACATCCGCAACGACATCACGGACTGGCAGATGGCGACTCCACGCGCCGCCCAGGACACGACCGGCGTGGACAAGGCGGCGATGGAGAGGCTTCTGCTCCTGGCCGACTTCTCCATCACGCTGAACGGCGTGTTCAACGACTCGGCCAGCCAGGCGCACGCCGTGTTCAAGACCGTTCCGTCCACGTCCGTGGCACGGACCGTCACCGTGACCATCACGGGAACCGTCGGGGCCAACACCCTGGCTCCCGAAGTCCTGTTCACGGACTACTCACTCAACCGCGCGTCGGATGGCTCGCTGACCTGGACGGCACCCGGTGTCCTCCAGAACGGCACCGCTCCGACCTGGACGTAAGGGGCTGGCCATGGGGTTCAAGAAGGTATCGACGGTTCTCCGGCTGAAGTTCGAGGACGCGGCCATGACCGGTCTCGAAGTGCTGGCCAAGTCCGTTCCCACGGGTGACTTCCTGGACCTCATGGAGGCGGCTGGAAAGATGGACCTGACCTCTCAGGACTTCGACCCCGAAGACCTGAAGGCCGTCCGTGTGCTGATCGAAGGCTTCGCGAAGGCCCTGGTCTCCTGGAACCTGGAGGACGAAGACGGTCAGCCCGTACCGGCGACTCTTCAGGGTGTCCGTGACCAAGAGCTGGACTTCCTTCTCCCGATCGTCACGGCATGGATGGACGCCGTGGCCGGGGTCAGTGCGAGTCTGGGAAAAGCATCGGGCTCTGGCGGGACTTCCCTGGAGGCAGCTATCCCGATGGAAGCGTTGTAACGATCCCGCCGGAGCTGGACAAGGCCCTGTTCCTGCTCAGGATCGGGGAGAGGTTCGGCAAGTTCCCCAGTGAGGTTGCCGCAGAGGACGCGGGCCTGATCCGCATGTTGACGATGGAGGCTCTGGCCAAACCGCCGGAGCAGGAGGGGGAGCCTGAGTATGCCTAACGAAGTGAACATCTTCGTCCGCTCCATCAACGACACGGACAAGGGGTTCAACAAGGCCAAGGAGGGTCTGGGGAAGGCCCTGGGCTCCATGAAGGCCCTGGTGGCGTCCGCTGCTCCTGGACTGGCCGGACCACTCGCGGCGGCTGCAGGGGCCTCTGTAGCGGCCGTGGCGTCCATCGGTGCGGCCGTCGGTGCCTTCGGTGCCGCAGTCGTGCCCCAGTTCCAGGAGGTCACGAAGGCGTCCGAGCTTTACACGAAGGCCCAAGAGTCGGCGGCGGCGGGTAGTGCGTCTGCGGCCAAGGACATGGAAGCCTACAAGAAGGCCCTGTCCAACATGCCTCCGGCGACCCGTGCCACGGCGGTGGCCTTCGCCGGTCTGAAGGACGATTTCAAGAAGTGGTCGGATTCCCTCTCCAGTACCACCATGCCCATCTTCACCCAGGGACTGAAGACGCTCCGGGGCCTGCTCCCGATGATGACGCCGTTGGTCAAGACGGCGGCCGGAGCGTTCAAGGGGATGATGGACAGCATCTCCGGGGGTGCCAAGAGCGGCGGGTTCAAGGCGTTCATGGGCGACCTGAACAACGCCGCCAAGAAGACGCTCCCCGACTTCCTGAAGTCCCTAGGAAACATTGCTCTTGGTTTCGGCGGGATCATCAGCGCGTTTCTCCCCTTCTCCGGGACCGTGACGGGCGGCCTCGAAGCTGCCACCAAAAAGTTCCGGGACTTCGGCCAGAGCCTGAAGAACAGCAGCGGGTTCCAGGACTTCATGGCCGGAGTGAAGGACAAGATCCCTGGCATCATGACCCTCTTCCAGAACCTGGCCAAGATCGTGGGAAACGTGCTATCCGCTTTGGCTCCCTTCAGTGGCGTAGGACTGGCCGTGGCCGGGGCTCTGGCGGCCATTGTGGGGGCTATCCCCCCGGGTGTGATGGATTACCTGGCCCCCACCATCATGGCCATTGTGCTGGCTGTCAGGGCCTGGGCCGTTGCCCAGGGAATCCTTGACGTCGTACTGGCGGCCAACCCCATCGGGGCCGTGGTTCTGGCCATCGCGGCACTGGCGGCCGTCCTGATCGTGGCCTGGCAACGCTCCGAGACCTTCCGGAAAATCGTCACGCTGGCGTTCGTAGGTATGGGCATGGCCGCGCTGGCTGGCGTCAAGGTCGTTCTTCAGGGCCTGAAGTACATGGTGGGCTTCTTCCTTGACGTGGTCGGGACGATCCTGGACGGAGCGGCAACGGCCTTCGGATGGATGCCGGGCATCGGAGGAAAGATCAAGGCTGCGGCCAAGGGGTTCGACCACATCAAAGAGGGCGCGACGAAGGCTTTCGACTCGGCCATTGGCAAGGTCGATCAGTGGAACCACAAACTTCTCGGAATGATCACGAAGAAGACCGTGAACATCAAGGCCCGGACCGCAGAGGCCATGCATCAGCTGTCCCTGTTCCAGCGGTACGTCAACAGTCTTCACGGCAAGTCCATCACGATCACGGAGTACTACCGGAAGGTGAACGCCGGACAGGCCCCCGCGTATCAGCACTACGCACACGGAGGTATCACCGGAGCAGCGACCGGCGGACCACAGGGCGGGATGCGCTGGGTCGGGGAGCAGGGGCCGGAGCTGGTGAACCTGGCCCCGGGGTCAACCGTTCACACGGCCGGGGACAGCAGGCGCATGGCGGCTGCAGGGGCTGGTGGAGGCGTCCAGAAGCTACAACTCGAATGGGTCGGCGGAAACGCCGGAGACGAATTCATGACCTGGCTGAAGAAGAACATCCGGGCACGGGCAGGGTCGGGCTCCGACTCCGTTCAGCGAGCACTGAGTTAGGAGATACGAACGTGCACAGATACAAGACGTGGAACGGCCCGATGCCCACCACGGCCGCTCAGCAGTCCGTGACCACAGGTACCGCGATCAAGACCATGCTCCAGATCAGCACCCCGTCAACGCGACAGATCCAGCTGATCGCATGGGGCTTCTCGGTGGACGACTACCCCGGGGCCGACTCCGTTGTGGAGCTGCTCCAGACGGACGTGGCGGCCACCGTGACGGCTCATGTGGCGGCGGGTGTCCAGCCCCTGGACCCGAACGCCCCGGCGTCCCTGCTCACGCTGGGAGTCTCCAACACCGGGTATACGTCGTCCGCCGAAGGCACCACCACGGCCGCGCGGGTTTTTGACGCCGTGTCCATCGACACTACGGCGGGCAGCAACGCCCCGCTTTCGTACTCATACCAGTTCATGCCGGACGAACGTCCGATCGTGGCCGTCTCGAAGTTTCTCCGCGTCCGCGCCACCACGCCGACCACGGCCGTGGACATGCGGTGCTGGGTCATCTGGGACGAGTAGATGAGTACCGCGTCCAGGGTCGCCGAATGGGACCAGAACCTAGGCCGGTACCGCCGATGGGGCGGGTCACCGAGCATGGGTTCCGGTCCCGGCTTCGCCACGTACGGGACACCGGTCGGGCCGATGGTGGAGATCTACGTTGACGAAGCGTGGATGGACATCAGCCCGGACGTCAGGTACGCGGACAAGATCCGCATTACCGGGGGCCGCCCTGACGAGTCGTCACGCGCTCAACAGAACACCTGCAGCTTCACCTTGAACAACAGGACGGGGAAGTACAGCCCGCGTAACCCAATGTCACCCCTGTACGGGAAGATCGGAAGGAACACCGCCGTCCGGGTGTCAGTGGACCAGGAGGGTACGAAGCGGTACCGGTTCCACGGTGAGATCGTGGCCTGGCCCCAGAACTGGGATCTGACCGGTAATGACGTGTGGGTACCGATCGAGGCGGCCGGAGTGCTTCGGCGGCTGAACCAGGGTGCGAGCCCTCTGCGATCGACCCTCTACCGGGGCCTGATCAATGAGACGGTCAACCCGGTCATCGCGTACTGGCCATGTGAGGACGGGGAGGACTCCACCTTCATAGCCAGCGCTGTGAACGGTGCCAAGAACATGGTCATCTCAGGGACTCCAGACCTGGCGTCTTCGACGGTGTTCGCCTGCTCCGATGCCCTGCCCACCATGGGCTCCGCGTCATTCAAGGGAACCATTCCGTCCTACACCGTGACCGGAGAGAGCCAGGTCCGCTTTCTTCTGGCGATCCCGGCCGGGGGAGCGACCAACGGGCAGATCATCTGTTCGATAGCCACGACCGGGACGGCGCGGCGCTGGGAGCTGTATTACGTGAGCGCCGGTTCCACGGTCGGCCTTCGTGCCTTCGACGCTGACAATGTGTCCGTCGGTGACCTCGGGGCCATCGGCTTCACCAGCCTTAGCGGTCAGCTGGTCCGCTGCTCCGTCGAACTCACCCAGAACGGAGCCAACGTGGACACCACGGTGTCCATGCTCTACATCGGCGGGAACCTGGAGAACACGAACAACCCATTCAACAGCGTGACCGTCCAGAGGGTCTCATCCGTGACGATGGCTCCGGGCAAGGGGCTCACGACCACGGTCATCGGGCACGTGTCCTTTCAGATCCAGACAGACTCATCCTTCGACCTGTCGGACCAGACGAACGCCTATAACGGGGAAACCCCACGTCTCCGGCTGGCGCGCCTGTGCTCAGAAGAGGGTGTGTCGTTTGTCAACATCACGGGGGGCGGGGCTGAAAACGTCAGCATGGGGCCGCAGGGACTGAAAACCCTCCCGGATCTGCTTCAGGAATGCGTGGACGTCCACCTAGGGATCTTGTACGAGCCACGGGACCGGTTCGGCCTGGAGTACCGGACACGGCTCTCCCTATACAACCAAAGCGCGGACATCACACTGTCCTACACGGCCAGTGATCTGTTCGAGGTACCGATCCCGGTGGACGATGATCAGTTGTCTCGGAACGACATCACGGTGTCCCGTGAGGGAGGGTCTTCAGCGCGCTCTGTACTCGAATCTGGGCCACTCTCAGTGCTCCCCCCACCTTCCGGTATCGGTAAGTATGACAACGCCCTCACGCTCAATGTGGAGGACGACGACCAGCTAGCGGATCAGGCAGGATTCAGGGTCCATCTGGGGACAGTGGACGAGCCTAGATATCCCGTGATCACTGTCCACCTGAAGCGGTCCACGTTCACGGCCAGCTACGCGCTGACCGCCGATGCCCTCTCGATACTCCCGGGCGATCGTGTCGTGATCACGGGACCCCCGGTGTGGCTACCGGCCGGAGACATCAGTCAGATTGTCCAGGGCTGGACGGAGTGGTTCGACCAGTTCGAACACGTGATCAGCTTCAACGGGTCGCCGGAGTCGCCGTGGCGGATAGCCGTCCTGGACAGCGCCAGCCTGGGACGCGCCGACACGGAGGGGTCCAGCCTCACGGGGCCTATTACAGACGTGGACACATCCATGACTGTGGCCACTTCGTCCGGCCCGGTCTGGGTTGACAGCGCGGCGTACGCCTCCGAGTTCCCGTTCAATGTGACCGTGGGCGGTGAGGTCATGAGCGTGACAGCCATCACCGGGACCACCAGCCCGCAGACGTTCACCGTGACCCGTTCCGTGAACGGGGTCGTCAAGAACCAGCTGGCCGGGGAGTCTGTCAGCCTCACTCAGCCCATGATCCTTTCACTGTAAGGAGGACCGATGCCGTACCCGACACTCACCGCCGGTCAGAAGGTGACGGCCGCCCTCCTGAACGCGGGCAAGCTCGAATTCGTCACGAACGCGGCCGGAGCGCAGACCAACGCCACGACCACCTTCGCCGACGCAACGGACCTGGGGTTCGCGGTGGAGGCCGGAGCCAGGTATCAGATTCACGTCCTGGTGTCCTATGACGCGCCGACTGCCACGGATATCAAGTTCGACTGGTCGATGCCGTCGGGGGCCACCACGGCGCGGAACTGTGAGTATCTGGCCCTGGCCACAACGACGAACATCGCGTCCACGGTGGCGAAGATCAGGCGTGGAGCCACTACAGCTGTCAGCGCGGGTGGACCGAACGCCGTGGCCAACGCCTTCAGCGTCTATGAGGAGATCACCGACCTGCAGACGGTGAGCGCGGGGACCGCTCAGTTCCGGTTCGCGGCCAACGCCGCCGGTACGGCGACCCTTCAGAGTGACTCGATCATCTACTACCAGAGGATCGCGTGACTCCATGACATACCCAAAGATCCTCGCTGGCCAGACCGTGACGGCCGCCCTTCTGAACGCGGGGCGGCGGGAATACGTCACGAACTCAGCCGGATCACAGAGCACGACCTTGACCACGTTCGTGGACGTGACCGGCCTGACGTTCACGGGGGAGGCCAACGCCCGGTACTACGTCCATGCCCTGGTGGCCTATGACGCCCCGGTGGACTCGGCCAACGGTGATGTGAACTTCCAGTGGACCGGGCCGGTTGACGCTGGCATGAGCCGTCACATCGTCGCTCCGGAGCTGGCGGCCACTACGAACATCGACACGAACGTAATGTCCGTCCGGAGAGCCATCGGAACGGACGTCCGGGTCGGAGGTACGGCCGGTACGGCGAATGCCTTCAGCATCTATGAGGACATGATTGACCTGACTATGATCACAGCCGGGGCTATCACGCTCCAGTTCGCCGTAGGTGCCGGAGTGGCCACGGCCACGATTCAGGCAGACAGCTTCGTCTATTATCAGCGCGTCGCATAGCCGGACATGACGAAGCCCCCGAGTGCCTCGCGGCGGGTCGGGGGCTTCTGTGGTCTCAGAGAGAGGCTGAGACCAGGTCCAGGGTCATCGCGGGACGCTGTTGAGGTCTCCGGCCGTAGCCCGCTGACCGTTCTGGATCGAGACGGCCTTAGCCTCCAGGGCGGTGACCGTCTCCTTGAGACTGGCCAATTCTGAGGCCAGCACGGTATCGGCCTGGCTCTTGGCCCTGGCCTGCCGGACCTGCAGAACGGCACTCACGATGTAGACCAGGCCGACGGCGGTCAGCAGTAGATAAGTGATCATTGTCCCTCTTCTCGGAGCAGCTCCATGCGAAAGGTGACGGTGTCACCCTCTGTCTTCCAGGTGGACCGGCGGCCGTGCCTCCGTGCCCAGATGCTGAGAGCGGCGCAGAACTGGCGGGGCGTCTTCTGAAACTCGATGACCGGGGTTACCTCCCAGGTCTCACCGTTCTGGAACGTCTCCCACGGGATGCGCCGTGGTAGCTCCGCATCGTCTATGACCCTCATGTGTTCATCGTACCTTCCGTTGATAGTGATGACTAGCGATGCATCCGGTTGAGCACCTTCCTTCCCAGCCGGAGCCGTTCACCCGAACCCTTGCACCACAAGCACCGCCGATAGGCACGCTCGGTTCCCACGGCCATATGCCGCTTGCTCCCGTCGCACAGACGGCACGGCTTGTACGGCCAGATCGCACATGACAGCAGGTAACAACCCGTCCCCAGGATCGTGAACGTAATCAGCCACTGCATAAGATCCTCCTGTTTGGCGGTACCCGCCGGAGATATGGAGGTCATCCGGCGGGTACCTCGATCATGGGTTATCCGGACTTCCGGATCTCACGGACGTACCGGCGGATGGATTCCGGATTGGATTCCGGAAGTTCCGCGATGATCCGTTCCGGATCCGTGATTCCGGATCCGTACAGTTCCGCGACCTGGTTCCGGATTCCGGAACGACCGGAGATCCGTTCCACCGGGGCCATCCGTTCCACGGATCCGGGGATGATGGCCGGAGAATCCGGAACATCCGGAAGGGCGATCCGCGACCACGCCTCATGCCGGAGCCGGGTCATGGACTCCTTGCCGAACAAGACCCAGATCAGGACCGTCAGCGTCCTGTACTTGATCGCGAACGCCACTTCGAACGTGACCGGGGCGGCCCCGAGGACCATGGCCGTGGTCCAGCCGCCCAGAGACCAGCCATGTGCGCCGTTGACGACCATGCTGGAGATGACGGACAGGATCATCACGCACTGCGCACCGGCCGCCTTCCAGGGATCGTCACGACGTGCCTTGACCAGTAGCGCGGCCTGCAGCGCCAGCACATCGAAGACCCCGACACCCAATGAGGCCACCCACCAGGGGGCGGACGCCTGGTCGTGGAGCAGGGTCGCCATGCTCCAGCCGGAGACGACCAGGGCCGTCACGGCGAGCACGAACAGGAGTAGGCCCGGAGCCGTCTCCGTGATCGGACGGCGGACCTTCGGGGGCTTGACGGGCATCGGCTGAGTCATGATCAGTTCTCCTTAACGAGGGTGTAAATGCCCTCTTCCGTGGTGGTGGCAAATCCCTTGGCCACCAGTTGCTTCAGTACGTCGTGTGCCCGGTTGCGCTCCAGGCCGAGTTCGGCGGCGAGTGCGGCCGGACCCATCGCGCCACCTTCGGCCAGCACCATCACGGCGGCGGCCTGGCGCTCCGTGAGCGCGTCCGTCCGTCCGTCCGTCCGGGTGCGGTTGCCCAGGTCAGGAGCGTTTCCCACGGGGCGGACGGACGCTTTCACCAGGCTCACGGGCACGTCCAGCTCCGGGGCGCTGAGAGGGCCTGTGAGCCCCTGCAGAGACGCCAGCCTGCCGACGGTCAGCCACAGGCCGAACAGGACGCGAGGCTTACGTACGGGCTCCCATACGAGCACCTGACCGGACCTCATGAGCTTGTGGGGATGCCATCCACCGGCCACCAGTTCCTTCAGGGCCACCTGTGCGGCGTCCTGGTTCTGGAGCATGTGAACGATCTTGCATGTGAACTGATCGCGGATGGCCGTCGGGATACTGTCCGCCTTCGGATCCTGCAGGCCGAACCAGCAGTGGACACCCAGTTCGCGCCCGGTCTGAATCAGGGTCACCAGGTTGCGGAGAGCCTCCGAGGTCAGTTCGTTCAGAAGCCTGGACTCATCCATGATGATGGCGAGATGTGACACCCGGCCGTCTTCACGCAGTCGGCGGGCACGTAGTGGCAGCTCCCTCTCCACCAGATCCCGAAGCCTGGCTTCGATGGCGTCGATGGTGATGTGAACGCGGGCCTTCCCCTCATAGGCGACGACCGACGCGCCCCACTTTCCGTCGAACGCCTCCAGGTACCAGCCCGGGGCCAGCAGCGCCCAGGCTCCCAGAACCCGGAGAGTGGACGACTTCCCGGATCCGGTCATTCCGACGATCATGATGTGCTGATCCGGACGGATCCGGACGTACCGGCCCCGGAATCCGCGCCGTGCGATCCGGACTTTGTTCCGGATCCGCTTCTCCGGCTTCCACCGGAACATCCGGAACACGACGGAATCCGGAGCGTGGGTGTGGATGACCTGGCGAACGGGGCGGCGGGCCTTCACGGAGTTCTTGGCCATCTCATGAACGACCATGGACCTCTTGGCCTTCCGGGTCTCCATGCGGATGACGGCCCGGTTCTTCATGTGCCGGTACCCCAGGTACGCCAGACCAGCGACGACCAGATAGAAGATCGTGAGCCAGTTCATGACGTTGCCCCTCTGTTGAGCGTGTCTCTAGTGTATGTCATGATGACTCTGTTTGTCACTCACAGTGACTGCCAGTCAAGACAGAGTGTGACGGTCAGTCAACCAGTTGTGCCCATCGGATTCTTGATATATGATTCTTACATGAGCACGAAGGGAAGGGAAGCACGCAACATGATGATCAACATCAGGGATCTACGGATTCACCGGGGATGGACCCAACAGCAGCTAGCGGACAGGGCCGGAGCCACTCAGCCCATGATCTCCACATGGGAGGGCGGGACGTGCCAGCCGTCGGCGACCAACCTGTACCACCTGGCGAAGGCGTTCGGAGTCACCATGGAGTCCCTGTTCACAGACAACGTCCCGGCATGACGAAGGGCCGCCCTCACCACAAGAGCGACCCGTCTCCGTCATCTAACGACCAAGAAAAGAGTACCGTCATGCGTGACCAGCAGTCAACCCTATACAACCCGTTCGCGGAACACGCCCACGAGTACCTGGAGAAGGGGTGGCACCCGTTCCCCCTGTGGACCTGGGAGAAAGGCGTCCCGGATGACAGGAGGGCGAAAGGCAAGAGCAGCCCTCCGAAGGGCTACACGGGCCGCTCAGGGGCCAACGCCACCCACCAGGAGATAGACGCCTGGATCTCCGAAGGCCGGTTCTTCAACATCGGTACCCGGATGCCGGACAACGTCATCGTCATAGACGTGGACGCGTACAAGAACGGTGACGCGGAGCTGGAGAGGCTCGAAGCCAAGTACGGTCCACTTCCGCCAACCTGGACGGCCACGGCCAGAACCGACGGAAGCAAGCACAGGTACTACCGTGTCAACGGCCGCAAGATCTGGGCCAACCCGGGGGAGGGGATCGACATCATTCACTGGGGGTGGAGGTACACCGTTCTCCCGCCGTCGGTTCACCCGGGCACCGGAACGCCTTACAACTGGTTCGAGCCCGACGGGCACCTGTCATGGGGCCGTCGGTACTCCGGCGCTGGCATCACCCGTCCGGAGAACCTCACGGAGCTACCGGCCGCGTGGGTCACCCTCCTGGACACCGGGCAGGACCCGTCGATCATCGCGGCGAAAGCCGACATGAACCTGTCCCAGGTCGGGAGCGTTCTGGATGTCTGGCTGTCCGAAGGCGAGCCGTGTCACCACATGCGGCGGGTCCTGGACAAGCTTGACGCCATCCCGGCCGGAGGCAGACATGACGCGTGCATGCGCGCTCAGATGGCGCTCGTCAGGTACTCCGAAGGGGGCCACCCGGGTGGGCAGAACGCGATCGAGGAACTCCAGGACTGGTTCATGACAGCCGTGGACGACCGTAACCCGGAGTCGGAGTGGAGGCGCGGGCTGGTCAACGCCGTCCAGCGCATCGCGGCCGACCCTTCTCACAACGTCTTTGGATGCCTGCCCAAGGTGGACACGTCCATGAAGTCGTTCACCACAACCACCAGGAGTGTCCGGTCATGACCATGCCCATAGAGCCCACGGACATCGTGGACGACATCGAACGCCAGATGCGGGAACAGCAGGAGAACCAGATCCGGTTCGCGGCCGAGTACACCGCTCGCGTTGACGGCCGGATCGTGTTCCTGGTCAAGACCCTGGCCGACGACATCATGGACATGGGTCCACTGGCCCAAGGAGTCGATGACCGGTTCTGGAGCTACCAGGGAGGGGTGTGGAGCCCCGACCCGCACGTGGTCCGCAACCGGTCCACGGAGCTTCTCCAGGAGAGGTTCCAGGTCGGGCACGTGACCAACGCGGAGGCGTTCGTATCCGCCCAGGTCCCCGTCATCACCTGTGATCCGGTCAAGGAACTGATCAACTTCCAGAACGGGCTTCTTGACTGGAAGTCGGGTGAGCTTCGCCCTCACTCATCCGAGGTCATGAGCACGACCCAGCTGTCCACGGACTACGACCCCGGAGCGGAGTGCCCCGAGTTCGAGAAGTTCCTGAACGGCGTGGTCCCGGCCGATGTGGTCGATCTGGTCTGGGAGCTGATCGGATACATGATGTACTCCGGCAACCCCCTTCACAAGGCCGTCATGCTCCACGGGCAGGGCCGCAACGGCAAGGGGACCCTAATCCGGGTGATCAAGCGTCTACTCGGAGAGCGCAACATCACGGCCCAGTCACTGCAGGCCCTGGCCTCCGAGCGATTCGCTCCGGCGTCCCTGTTCGGCAAACTGGCCAACATCGCGGGTGACATCGACGGTACGTACATGGAGCAGACGGCCAAGTTCAAGGGGATCACGGGTGAGGACGTGATCACGGCCGAGTTCAAAGGCAGGGACGCCTTCGAGTTCACCCCCTACGCCGTTCCGATGTTCAGCGCGAACAAGATCCCGGGATCCGCCGACGTCACCACGGGCTACATGTCCCGCTGGGTCGTGATCCCGTTCCCGAACGACTTCACGGGGCGGGAAGATCGCCACCTTGACGAACGTCTGCAGGTGGACGAAGAGATCAGGGGCATCGCGGCCAAGGGTGTGGAGGCGCTCCGGCGGCTCATGGCCCGGGGAAACTTCGAGGAACCGGAGAGCGCCCGTGAGGCCATGGACGACTTCCGCCGGAGGGTCGATCAGGTTCGGACCTGGGTTGACGAGAAGGCGGAGCTGGGGCCGGACTTCGGGCACGTGAGCCGGAGCGCCCTCTACTCGGAGTACAAGAAGTGGGCATCTGACAACGGAGTCGGTCAGCTCAGGGCGACGGAGTTCTACGACCGGCTTCAGAACGCGGGTGCTGCACCGGCCACGATCAACGGTTCACGGGGGTTCAAGGGGATCCGCCTTCTTGTTCCCGACGACGATCCATGGCGCAAATAGTCATACCGCCCACTATCCAAATGATCAAGGGTGCACAAACTTCGGATACTGTCCGGGGTTGTGCACCCTCTTTTGCGTTATACCCGCTGGTCAGAGCGTTGTTGGATGATCAAGGGTGCAGAGGGTGCAGATCAAACCCCCATACTTCCTGTAGAAAGTTTTCATGGTAGGAGTGGGTCTGGACCTGCACCTTCTGCACCCTTGATCGCTAAAGAATGATCAACTTGTAGTCTGACCAGGGCGGGAACTAAAGGATCAAGGGTGCACAGTTTCTGCACCCAACCTGCACCCTTGATCACTAACGGCGGGTATTGTGGCTGTCCAGGGAAACCCCTGGCCGAGTTAACAGAACGGATATGGGCGTGGCCGAATCTGAGAACCGTGGTGGAGACGGACGGTACGCCCGTTCTCTGGAGACGGTAGAGAGAGACGTCGAAGCCGCGCGACTACGTTCACAAGGGCGGACATACCAGCAGATCGCGGATCAGCTAGGGGTCTCAAAACCAGCCGCGTACAAGATGGTCCAGCGGGCGATGGCCGACGTGGACAAAGAACCAGCGGAAGCCGCTGTCGCGTTCGAGCTGGAGAAGCTGGACGTCATGGAGGCGGATATCACGGAGCGATTGGGCAAGCGTCACCTGGTCGTGTCCGTGGGCAAGGTTGTGAACGTCAACGGTGAGCCCCTGGAGGACGACGACTTCGCCCTACGCGCTCAAGCCCTACTGCTCAAAGTGGCGGAACGCCGTGCCAAGCTCATGGGCCTGGACAGTGCCACGAAGTTGGACGTCTCCGGAGGGATGACGTACCAGCTGATCGGGGCTGATGACGTGTGATCACCCACACCTACGGTCCGCGAGGGTCCTGCAGAGAGCTGATCACGAACAAGTCTCCGGAGATACTCGTCTCCGGCCCTGCTGGAACGGGTAAGTCCCGTGCTTGCCTTGAGAAGATGCTCCTGGTCTGCCTCAAGTACCCCGGTACCCGTGGCCTGATCGTCCGTAAGACCCTCGCGTCCCTGGGCAGTACCGCACTGGTGACCTGGCGTACCAAGGTCGCGACGGAGGCTCTCAAGTCCGGAGAGGTCTGGTTCTACGGTGGCTCGTCGGAGGAATCGGCACAGTACCGGTTCCGCAACGGGTCCACGATCACCATCGGCGGGATGGACAAGGCCACGAAGATCATGTCCAGTGAGTACGACATCGCCTACGTCCAGGAGGCGACGGAGCTGACCACGGACGACTGGGAAGCGATCACGACCCGCCTTCGTAACGGAGTCGTGCCTTACCAGCAGCTGATCGCGGATTGCAACCCTGACCGTCCCAACCACTGGCTTCATGAGCGGACACGCGCCGGTCTAACGGTGATGCTGGAGAGCAGGCATGAGGACAACCCGACCCTGTACCTCCCGGACGGCTCTCTAACGGTCCCTGGGGCCTCTTACATGGCGAAGCTGGACGCACTGACCGGGGTTCGATTTCAGCGTCTGAGAAGAGGTCTGTGGGTCGCTGCGGAGGGTCTGGTCTATGAGGACTATGACCCGGCCGTCCACCTGGTCAACCGCTTCGAGATCCCCGTGAGCTGGCCCCGGTACTGGGTGATCGACTTCGGCTTCACGAACCCCTTCGTCTGCCAGTGGTGGGCGGAAGACCCGGATGGCAGGCTCTACCTCTACCGTGAGATCTACCGTACGCAGCGACTGGTGGAGGATCACGCCAAAGATGTACTCGCCCAGGTTCAGGACCGGAACGGAGTCTGGAAAGAACCGGCACCCGTGGCCGTCATCTGTGACCACGACGCGGAAGACCGGGCCACCTTCACCCGACACACGGGGCTGGCCACCACTCCCGCCAAGAAGGGCAAGACCAAGGGAGTACAGACCGCCCAGGCCAGGTTCAAGGTCCAGCCGGATGGCAAGCCCCGGATCTTCTTCCTTCGTGATTCTCTGGTGAAGCGTGATCAGCTCCTGATCGACTCCGGCAAGCCCACGTCTACAGTGGACGAGATCACCGGGTACGTCTGGCCGCAGGGCAAGACCGGGGACAAGGCGGAGGAACCCGTCAAAGAGGACGATCACGGCATGGATGGAATGCGCTACGTGGCCGCGCACCGCGACCGTGGTGAGTATAAAGTCAGGTGGATTTGATGACACTGAAGAGTCTTGGGTGGTTGACTCCCTTTGTACTTCCTGTTACAGGGTGCATACTGTTCTCAGCAGCCGCATTCGTGATCGCGCTCCCTCTCGGCCTGGCCATGGCCGGAGTAGGGGCGTTCTTCATGGAGTGGCGCATAGATGCTGAGAGGACCAAGCGGTGACATCCACGTTCCGGCTCATGCGCAACCGCGCTCCAGTGCCGTACGTGTCCGCCCGGAACTCCGTCCTCTCCCTCTTCCGCAGTGATGACAAGGCCGATCAGATGCGGGCCATGGGCTCCGTCGGGACCTTGTTTGCCATCGTCCAGGGACTTGCCCAGGACACGGCACAAGTCGAATGGAAGCTGTACCGGAAGCAGGCCGACGGCCGCCGGAGGTACGGGCATGACGGCCAGGATGACCGGGTGGAGATTCTGACCCACCAGGCCCTGGAGGTGTGGAACCGGCCGAACCCTTTCATGACCCGTCAGGAGTTCGTGGAGGTCACGGAGCAGCACAGGCTTCTCACGGGTGAGTCCTGGTGGCTACCGTCTCGGACGTCTGGCCTGACGTTCCCGATGGAGTTGTGGCCCGTCCGCCCCGACCGTATGGAGGTGGACCCTGATCCCCAGGACTATCTTCGCGGTTACATCTACCGGAGCCCCGATGGACAGCGGGTACCGCTGGGCATTGACGAAGTGATCCTGAACCGGATCCCGAACCCCCTAGACCCCTACCGGGGCTGGGGTGCCGTTCAGTCGATCCTTGCGGACCTGGACGCGACCAAAGCCAGCGCTGAATGGAACCGGAACTTCTTCCGTAACAGCGCCGCGCCCGGAGGCGTGATCCAGGTTCCCGAAGGTCTGCAGGACGGGGAACTCCGTCGGCTGCAAATGCAGTGGGGGGAGCAGCACCGGGGCGTAGGTAACGCTCACCGAGTGGCCATCCTTGAGAACGGCATGACGTGGGTGGACAGGTCGTACAGCCAGCGGGATATGCAATTCGTGGAGTTGCGCACGGTATCCCGCGAGGTCATCCGCGAGGCGTTCCGCTACCCGGTGTCCATGCTGGGCACGTCCGAGAATGTGAACAGGGCCAACGCTGAAGCGGCGGAGCTGATGTACTCGCGATGGCTGATCAAGCCCGCGCTGGACCGGATGAAGCAGGCCCTGAACTTCGAGTTCCTCCCCATGTTCGGGAGCACGGGCAAGGGTGTGGAGTTCGACTATTGCAACCCGGTGCCCGAGGACAAAGCAGCGGAGACCGCCGAACTCACGGCGAAGACCAACGCTTATGCCGCTCTGGTGGGTGCCGGTGCTGATCCCGCGATGGTGTGCGAGATGCTCGGTATCCCCGACCTGGGACGCATGGTGATGCCCGCTCCGGCTCCGGCCGTAGAGCCGCCCGTACCGGCGACGATGAACGGGTACAAGAAGCTTGAAAGGAGCTGGCTATGAAACTCAGCCGACCGTACAACTTCAAGCGCCCGGCCGACGCCACGCCCAGAACCTGGTTCCGTATACGGAATGAAGACAAGCTGGGACGGCACGCCGAACTTTCGATCTATGACGAGATCGGGGCCTGGGGCATCGCTGCGTCCGATTTCGTGAGTGAGCTGCAGGGACTGACCACGGACAGCATCACCCTCCGCATCAACAGCCCCGGGGGTGACGTCTGGGATGGCCTGGCCATCCTGAACAGCCTACGCAACCATCGCGCCACCGTGAACGTGGTCATTGACGGCCTTGCCGCAAGCGCAGCCAGTTTCATCGCCATGGCCGGTGACACGGTCGTGATGTCGCCCAACTCCGTGATGATGATCCATGAGGCATCCGGTCTGTGCCTGGGCAATGCGGCGGACATGCGGGAACTGGCGGATCTGCTGGACAAGACCAGTGCCAACATCGCGGACATCTACAGCCGGAAGACTGGCCGCCCTGCCTCCGAGCACCGGGCCGCCATGCGTAACGAGACCTGGTATTCCGACCAGGAGGCCGTAGACGCGGGCCTGGCCGATTCCGTCCTGGGCTCCGAGCCCGAAACCAAGAACTCCGCTCCGGCCGTAGTGGTCAGCAGCGGGACTACGTGGGACGACGTCTTCGCACACGTAGACTTCGACCAGTTGAGCACGGCTCTGAAGGGAGTAAGAGAATGACGAAGGTCATCAGTCCGACCAACCCGGATGAGCTGGGTGAAGCTCTGCGGGACAAGGACAAGATCAAGGCCCTGTTCGAGGCCGGGGAGTTCGGCGACTTCATCAATGGCTACATCGCGAACGTGGCCAAGCGTGACACCGACCTGACCGCGCAGATCAACGAACAGGTTCAGATTGGCCTCGCGGAGTTCGCGAAGTCCAACGGCGGGGACGTCAAGCGGATCAACCACGACCCGGCCGCCGTCTCATCCGGCGCTCCCTCTCGGCTCTACAACAACCCAAAGGCGGCCGGAGCGCCGCTGGACGGGCTGTTCCCGGACTTCTACACCTACCTTCAGGCCATCTGGGGCAAGGGGAACAAGTCCAAGGAGACGATGGAGAAGCTGGAGCAGGTTCGCAACTACAGTGAGCGCGTTCCGGCCGAGGGCGGGCTTCTGGTCCCGGAGGAGTTCCGGAGCCAGCTCATGCAGCTGGCGCTGGAGTCGTCCGTGGTCCGGCCCCGGGCGACGGTCATTCCGATGGCCAGCCCCCGGCTTCATGTCCCGATGGTGGACGAGACCAGTCACGCTTCTTCGATCTTCGGTGGCGTCATCGTCTACCGGACCGAGGAGGGCGCGGAGCTTACCGAGTCCGCCGCATCGTTCGCTTCGGTGAAGCTGGACGTCACGAAGCAGACCGCGCTGGCCCACGTTCCGAACGAACTCATCCGGGACTGGGGCGCGTTCGGCGCGTTCATGGATCAGACCCTCCCGGCCGCCATCGCGTTCTTCGAAGACGTGGACTTCATCTCCGGCAACGGTGCCGGTGCTCCGCTCGGAGCGCTCAACTCGGGGAACACGGCGATCATCGCGTGTGCCGCAGAGACCGGTCAGACCGCGACCACGATCGTGTGGGAGAACATCCTTCACATGTACCAGCGGATGCTTCCCAGCTCACTCAGCAGGGCCGTGTGGGTCGCCGCGCCGAACACGTTCTTCGAGCTGGCCACCATGGCTCTGTCGGTCGGAACGGGCGGTTCCGCCGTCTGGATCACCGACGGTACCGGCGCTCCGGTCCTCACCCTTCTGGGCCGTCCGGTCATCCTCACCGAGAAGGCTCCGGCCACGCTCGGAACCAGGGGTGACATTTCCTTCGTGGACTTCGGGATGTACCTGGTGGGCGACTACCAGACCATGAGCGTGGACAGCTCCGAGCACGTCAAGTTCACGTCAGACAAGACCACGTACCGTGTGATCCAGCGCAACGACGGCCGCCCGTGGCTGCAGTCGGCGCTGACCCCGAGGTACGGCGGAGAGACCCTCTCCGCGTTCGTCCAGCTCGCCACCCGGTGATCTGACCCCTAGCCCGTACCCGGACCGTCCGGGAGTAGGGCGAACCGCCAGGCAATGAACCCCCTGGCCGGAGAGGAAAACAGCATGGCAGGAATGGAAGGGCTGGGCCGACTCTTTGACATCGGCCTCGCCGTGGCCCCGGTGGATATCAACACCTCGGACGCCGCGACCGGCAAGTACATCGACATGTCCGGGGCGACCGGCGTCACGATCGTCGCCGTCACCCTCGCGGGTGGCGCTGATGACCTGACGTTCGACGTCCAGCAGCACACTCAGGCGACTTCGGCGGGTACCAACGCCGACCTGGACGCCACGGGTGTTGCCACGTCCACGGGCGTGGATCACTTCTACATCAAGGCCGAGACCGCGCTGGACAACGATGAAGCGTGGGTCAAGGTCAGCCAGACCGCCGCTTCAGAGGCGGTCGTGGTCGGTGCCACCTACGGCACTCAGCAGAAGCTGGTGGCCATCTATGTGGCGGCCGATCAGCTCGGGGACGGGTACCGCTGGCTCTCTGTGAACGTCGCGTGCACCACTTCGACGTCTCAGATCCTCGCGGTTCTGTACATCCTTCACGACCTGTCCGTCCAGCGGACTCCCGTCAACCTCCCGAACCTGCTCAACGCAGGTGCGGCCAACGCCTGATAGGAGGCGACCATGTCTGTTCTTCTCGATAACAACGCCTTCCGGAAGGCCGTCGGCGGCCTGGGACCGGTCAAGAAGTCCACGGGCACGCTCGCGGCCACGACCGTATCCCTGTTCACGATCGCGGGTGGGAACGTACTCATCACCCGTGCTTACGGGCTGGTGACCACGTCCATCACGGTGGCCAACAGCTACAAACTCCAGGTCAACCCGACCACGGGCGACACTCAGGACCTGTGCGCGGCCACGGACATCGGGACCACGGACACCCTAGCGGGGTCCATCCTGTCGTTCGGTCTGGCTACCACCACGGCACCACCCAAGCTGATCAGCGTGGGATACGGGACTTCGGAACTGAACGCCGTGATCCCGATCGGTCAGATCGAGTCCGTCTCGGCCGGTACCGATGGTGTGATCCAGTGGTGTGTCATGTGGGTCCCGCTGGACGACGGAGCTACGCTGGTGGCCGCGTAATGGCCCTCTCGAACAAAGACGCGTTCGACCGGCTCACCCTCCGGGGTGGGTCGGCGGACCCGCTACTGAGTAAGGCCCTCCGCTACCTGGAGGAAAGGGTCACGGCCGCAGAGGCGGCCCTGGAGGAATTGTGTCGTGGTACCAGCTCCTTGACATCCTCGGAGTCAACCGAGACCTCACAGCCGACGCCATCACCCGACCCCCAGAAGCCTGCCCCTACGGAGGCTTCCCCCTCGAAGCCGGGCCGGACGGCTCCCTCCACTGCCCGGAAGGCGACTACACGTGGCCGGAGGGCATGACCTCTCAGTGCTGATGTAGCCTGGGATCACAACTTCATACTCAGCCTTTCCCTACGGTCTCGGCCGTACGGACAAGAAAGCAAGGTCACAGGATGGGCGTCTGGTACACGACCAGGGAAGACGTGAAGTCGGCTCTGGATTTCAAGGAGACCGCGCGCAATGACGCGCAGGTAGACCGCGCGATTGAAGCAGCGTCGCGTTCGGTCGAAGGGCTCCTTCACCGACGCTTCTATCCTGAGATCGCCACTCGATACTTCGACTGGCCGAACCAGCAGTACGCCAGGTCATGGCGTCTGTGGCTGGGTAGCAACGAACTCATCAGTGTGACATCAGTGGTCTCCGGCGGGTCCACGCTTTCGGGATCCGGGTACTTCCTCCGGGCCTCCGACGACCTTCCGGAGCCCCCGTACGATTCGCTGGAGCTGCTCCTGTCCTCGAACACGACGTTCGGCGGCGGGTCCACTCACCAGAAGGACATCGCGATCACGGGTCTCTACGGGTATCGCGACGACTCCGTACCGGCCGGAGCACTGGCCGAAGCGCTGGACAGCTCCGAGACCGGTGTGGATGTCACGGACAGCTCCCTGATCGGCGTGGGCCACCTGATCAAGGTGGAGTCGGAGCGGATGACCGTGACCGGCAAGACCATGCTTGACACCGGGGTCAACATCGACGCGGGCGACAGCCTCACCGCCAGTGCGGCGGACGTCTCGATCACCATGAGCACCAGCACATCAGCGCCCGTGGCCGGGGAGGTCATCCTGATCGGATCCGAACGGATGCTGGTCGTAGACGTGGCTGGCCTTGTGCTGACCGTGAAACGAGCCTGGGACGGCTCTGTCCTGGCCACCCACGCGGCCAACTCCGACATCTACGCGCCCCGTACCCTCACCGTGGTTCGTGGAGCGCTGGGCACCACGGCGGCGGCCCACAACACCGCGCTGGCCATCACCAGGGCCGACTACCCGGGGCCTGTAGTGTCCCTGTGCGTGGCTGAGAGCGTCGTACAGCTTCTGAACGAGTCGTCCGGGTACGCCAGGACGGCCGGGTCTGGAGACAACGCCAGAGAGGCAGCTGGCCGCGCGCTGGCCGAAGCCCGGAAGATGGCCATGAGGTCTCACGGGCGGCTGGTTCGGATGGCCGCCGTATGATCCACATCGACACCGACACTCACGGGCCGATCTTCGACGGCAGGGCATCGCTGGCCGCTCGCGACTTCGTTCACGACTCGCAGCGTGAGATCTCGGAGCAAGGGGCGGACATGATCCGTACCCAGCTGGACCACGTTCTCCGGCACCAGACCGGGCGCTATCGCCGGAGCATCCACGTCCAGCATGGCTTCGGCAGTGACGTGATCAATGACGGCGGTATCGTCTACGGCCCCTGGCTGGAAGGCACCGGATCCCGCAACAGAACCACCAGATTCAAGGGATACGCCACATTCCGCCGTGTGGTCCAGAGGCTGGAACGCCAGTCCGGAAACATCGCGGAGCGGATGATCCCCAGTTACCTTCGGCGGATGCAGTGAATACGGCCGGGATCTTCAATGCGCTGGTCAGTCATGGCATGGCGTCCGGCCTGTTCGAACGCGTGAACCAGCATGAGCCCAAGAACGCCCCGGGTAACGGCCTGACCATGGCTGTGTGGCTGGACAGGATCTCTCCGGCCGTGGCTTCGTCCGGCCTCACCAGCACGACCGGTCTCCTGACCTTCTCCGTCCGGGTGTACTCCAACATGGTGGCGGAGCCCCAGGACGACATAGATCCAGCCCTGCTCACGGCCGTTGATGCCCTGTTCTCCGCTTACTCCGGAGACTTCGATCTCGGGGGGATCATCCGGAACGTGGACCTGTTGGGCCAGTTCTCGAACCCGCTCGGGGCCGAGTTCGGATACGTGACGATCGACAACAAGATGTACCGGGTCGGGACCCTCACGGTTCCGCTGGTCGTCAATGACCTTTGGAGTCAGAGCCCATGAGCAAGAGCAGCGGACTCGGGGACAACTTCTACGTCGGCGGATACGACCTGTCCGGCGACATCAACAGCCTGTCGAAGGTGGGCGGCGGGCCTGCAGCTCTGGACATGACGGGCATTGACAAGCTCGCGTTCGAACGCCAGGGCGGTATCCGTGACGGGTCGATGGAGTTCACCAGCTACATGAACGACAGCGCGGGTCAGGCTCACACGATCCTGAAGGCGCTCCCGACCACGGACGTACAGGCGATGTACTTCCGGGGGACGGCCATCGGGAACCAGGCCGCTTGTGTCATCGCGAAGCAGGCCAACTACGATCCGACCCGCGCCAGCGACGCCATGCTGACCATGCAGACACAGCTACTCGCCAACGGGTACGGAGTTGAGTGGGGCAACCAGCTCACGGCGGGCAAGCGCAGCGACACGACCGCGACCAACGGCACTTCGTATGACTTCCTAGCATCGACTTCGTTCGGCTGGCAAGCCTATCTGCAGGTCTTCAGCTTCACCGGGACCTCTTGCACGGTCACTCTGGAGGACAGCGCGAACAACTCCGCTTTCGCGTCGTTCACCGGGTCGGCCTTCGTCGCCGCTACGGCCATCGGGACACAGCGCATCGCATCCGCCACCCCCACGGCCACAGTGCGTCAGTACGTCCGGGCCGTCACCAGCGGGACCTTCAGCCAATGCACGTTCGCCGTGGTGTTCGTGAAGAACGAAGGAACGGTGACCTTCTAATGTTCGAGATCACGTATCCGGTGGTGGCCACCTATGTCTTGGAAGAGACGAAGGCCGAGACCACCCGTACCGTTCTGGCCTGGGATGAATCCGGCCAGCCCTATGTTCTGGGTGAAAAGTCACTGGTCCTGGCTTCTTCCTTCCTGGGCTTCACGGGCGTACGTCTCGCGGCCGACATCCCGAAGGACGACCGCCCGAGACCCGTTCCGATCGTCACCCAGCCGAAGCGGCCCCGGATCGAG